GCGTAAGCGGCCACCGGGTGCTTGTGCGCTACGACGATGACAAGTCGTCGTCACCCCACTCTACCGCCCGGTAGAGTGGTCCTACTCTCCCATAAGGAGAGCTCCATGGGTGGAACAACAACGTCCACGCGCGCTACCCCCCGCAAATTCCTTTCGAGGAAGGTGTGGTTCGGTGGCGTGCTTCAGCCCACCTCTAACGAGGATGGGTTGAACGGATATGTTGCTCCAACTCAAACGACCACCAGTTATCGAACTGGTGCTCGACTGGGAAGTGCCGGCCTATCTTCACTGGAAGCCGAAGTACAGGGTGTGACCGACAGGAGGAGTTTCTACTCCAACCTGAAGGCTCAGTCTGACTCCGAGGTTCCAGAAGGCGACACAGGTCATCCGTTCCAGACAGTGAAACAGTATGTGACACTGTCACATCCTCAATCCGCATTCTATGGGAAAGAGGGTGTACCTGGTTCGGATACAAGGTGGAAGTACACTGGTCCCGTTGCTTTAGACGGGCTGTACTTCAACAGGCCGCAGTTTGTCCAAGGCGCGTCAACCTTCTCTGAAGGTTTTCACGGTCCGAAGGCAATCCAGGCCTGTGCACCTACCAACCCAGTAGCTGACCTGGCTGTTGGTCTTGCTGAGCTGAAAAGGGAGGGTTTCCCTGCTCTCTCTGGCGCATCCGTTTGGAAGGATGGGACGCTCAATGCCCGCAATGCGGGCGGCGAGTATCTCAACCACCAATTCGGATGGATGCCCCTCTTAGGGGACATTCAGAAGACCATGTACGCCGTGAAAAACGCTTCTGCGTTGATCACACAGTACCAGCGCAATGCAGGTCAGGCCATCCGAAGACGGATGGACTTCCCGATCACGGTGACCGAAGATGTGTATGGTCCCCATCCTGGATATTTGTTTAATCCGGGAATGGATATCAACACATCGAACGGTTTCTGGATCGATGGAAGACGAGACGGGATCCTGTACGAGAGCGTCAGATCTCAAGAGAGAATCTGGTTCTCTGGTGCATTTAGTTACCACTTGCAGGACGACAACTCTGTCGTCAACAAGTTGCGTGACTACGAACAGAAAGCAAACTATCTGTTCGGCTTCAGGATTACTCCTGAAGTAGTCTGGAATCTCGCCCCATGGAGCTGGCTGGCTGATTGGCAAGTGAACATTGGCGATAACATTGCCAATGCCACACGGCTAACATCAGACGGTCTAGTACTCAGGTACGGGTACCTGATGTGTGAGACAATCACAGATCACACCTGTACGCTCATTGGCCCCAGATCTTATTCTGGAGTCACTGGGCCCTACACCGTTACCTTCACCACGGTGAAGAAACAACGCGTGAAGGCCTCTCCTTATGGATTCGCCAAGAACCCGAACTCGTTTACGAGTCGGCAATGGGCGATCCTGGGTGCACTTGGTTTGTCCAAGGCACCGACATCTCTCTGGTAGAGCTTGCTAGAGAGATAGCCAGAGTGGTGTAGACGTCCGTCTACATCATCCTCATCCTGCAAGGACGATGCTCAGATGTTCGCAGATCCACAGTCAGTTACGATCTCCGGCACCGCTGTTTCGCTTCCGCGAACCAGCAGTGGCGTTCGCCAGGGCGAATTTACATCCGCCGATGGCAACGTGGTTTTCTCGGTTGCGCATACCAATGGTAAGCGCATCCGACGGACCTCGAAGATCACGCACCGGAAGGTTGCTCCCGATCCGCTGATGCCTGCGGTCAACACTCCGTATTCGATGAGTTTTTACATCGTTGCGGACGTGCCGATCGTTGGCTACAGCGTCGCGGAGCAGAAGGCCGTCATTGACGGCTACTTGGCCAATCTCCAGGCCACTTCTGGTGCCAACATCACCAAGTTTCTTGGTGGTGAGAACTGACCAGGGGACGGAGATAATCTATCTCCCCTGCCCGTAGATCTAGAGAGGAGGTCCCACATGTTCCCTTCCCGGGAGCACGAAGACCTCCTCTCTGGTCTACCTCAGCCGAACATCAGAGCTAGGGAAGACTCACCCCCAACATTGAGTGGAGGAAGCCTTGAAAAGCCTGATGTCGTTCATGCAGTTGGTCCTCGAAGATTTGGGGACCTGGTGTCACACAAGCACCACTCGCGATTTCAAAACGATCGCGAGGCGTTTCGAACACGAGGGGCTATCGTTTCTTACGATATCCCTGTCGAACTTCGGTACGGACTTCCAAAAAAGTCTGGACCAAGGTTTCGTCGGTCACGACCAGTTCGTTGGATTCTCACGAACTGGGGGTCTCCCCCGATTTCTCGGAGGTTTCCTTGACTCTGTGTTCGATCGTGGTTCTGGTCAGTTGCTCCAGAATCCGTCGGTGACACACATCCACGCAATACGTCAACTCACGTTGATGTATGCAAAGATTAACCTACCATGCACAACCGTGCGTGATAGGCGTGCCATCGACAGATACATGGAGTGTGAGCAGGATGTACGCAATGCCGACACGAGGCTGGATCCTGACAGGATCCGGCGTTACTCTCGTATCAGCACTTTGCTTTTCGCTGATGTTCTTTCAGCCGTGGACCGAAAGGTCTACGACGGAGAAATCACCGCAAAGCATGGTCCCGGCGCCACAGCTGACAAACTCCGCGGAAACGCGAAGTGGAATCAGCGCGAGTGGACCGAGCGACTGGAACAAGTGTTCCCTCATGGGGAGCATCTTGCTTCCAGCTGGAGGTATTTCCAAGACCTCACCAATGTGCGCATCCTCGAACCTGGGACAGAGCGACCCGTCAGGGTCATCACTGTGCCTAAGACGCTCAAGTCGCCCCGAATCATTGCAGTCGAGCCTACTTGCATGCAATACATGCAACAAGGCCTACTGGGTGCATTCAGGAAAGCCGTCGAAGCAGATGACATCGCTTCAGGCTTTGTCGGATCAGCAAGCCAGGTGCCTAATCAGCACCTTGCTGAAGAGGGCTCTAGGAATGGAGCCCTCGCAACTCTGGATCTCAGAGAAGCCTCCGACCGCGTCAGCAATCAGCATGTACGAGTCCTGCTTCGAAACCACAGACATCTCAACGATGCAGTGGATTCAAGCAGATCCCGGAAGGCTGATGTGCCTGGCCATGGCGTAATTCGCCT